GAGTGTGTTTTTGCATACTTTGGAATCCTTTTAGATATTTATTATGATTGGTTTTTGAGCAAACTGTACATTTTATCTAAGTCGATGACAGCCATTGTTTTGGGTTCTTCGATCAATAATATTTCTTTAATGTCAGCATAATTTTGAACAAAAAACTCTTTTTCTTTTTTGCCGTTGAGGCCCATGAACGCGGTTTTGAACACTTCTCTTGGTTTTCTTGCCCACTCTAAGTTTTTTATTATTCTATCTCGAATTGCAACATCACTTATTATGTCAATTCCATGATTAAGCAAGTATTTGTTTCTCTCCATCATCTCCCATGTCCTAAGAACAGGATTTTTCATGTACTGATATGAAGTATCTATTATATCACTGAATATGTCAAATCCCATTTTTGACAAGCATTCATAACATTTATAACCACTGACTATTGGAATGGTCAATCCATAAAGAGCATTTATGTATTTTTCTGTAATATTACAGTCGTTTTCCCAAAATACGGGCTCCAACACGATTGAGACCGCACTTGGATAAAATGTCTTTCCTGCAATATTCCTAAAATTTATTGCGTTATTACCATTGTAAGGTTTTCCAACCCAGTTCTTTGGCATTGTTTTTAAGTGTAATCCAGCACTGTTTTTATAATCTGTCAATCCCCCAATTTGCAACAACTCATACAATTGAATCTCTACCTCGTCTGAATTCCAAGACTGGGTATGAACAAAATCATAATCGTATTGATTATTATAAAGCCAACAACTTGTTAATAATCTATCTGGTCGAATTTTATTCATTGCAATATTAAAATTTATAAATTTATTTTCAAACCTTCGAAAATAATTGTTATCAATGATTATGTCGTTACAGTATTCTTCACACTGTTCTATAACAAATAAATTTAAACATAACGTGGATATTTTATCCATAAACTGATTGCCAGTAGTATCAATAATCACCAAATCATCTTTAATCTTGTTGGACACTAGAAAAAATTCGTATAATGAATTATAGCCAAACAATATACTTTGTTTTTCTTCTAGTGTTAACTCATCAAAATCTTGTAGTGATATAGGAGGAACATGATCAATATTGATGTAAAAATCCTTATCTACTATAGTCTTAGTATCTGGAGATATAACTTGATAGGTTTTCATTATTTACTGTGACTTTATTTGATTAAGCATTTGCTTTAGTTTTGTGCTCTGAACATCGGCATCAACACGCCCAGATTCAGATGATTCAGAGTTCATTACACCAGTTGAATTTCCACGTTCCGCACGGTCTTTTAGTGAGTCCAAAATGCTTGGTTGTGCTGCAGTTGCTTGTTCTTCACCAATATCACTGATTCTTAAGCATTCCATATCAAAGTCTAGATCAACTTTTTGCCCGACGCCCGAACTTGAGCGAGTTTTCATTAACTGTATTTGATACCGCCCACGCTCACGCATAGACCTGCTTGTGAAGATACCAAACACATTGTCAGCAGTATTGATTTTAGACAAACCACCGGAAATGTGCGAGTGGTCGAACTCAATTTCTTCTACCGCACTACGGTTAAGTTGAGATGCTGTTACAAACAATACATTTAATTCTTTGGAGAGGTTTCTTAATTCCTCACTTACGTACTTGTCTTTAACAAACAAGTCATTGGGTGAAACTTTGGCACTAACTGGCATCAACAAGTCAAGATAATCTACACAGATGAAATCAATTTGTCGACCGGTCTTGATAGACAACTCTTTTACATACGCACGAATATCATTAACTGTACTTTGTGCATTCATATACTTTATTTGTAATGTGCCAGCCTTTTTGGCCATCATCTTGACTTTCATTTCTACTGTGTCAAGGTCTTTAAAAATCTGCTTGGATGCTGTGTTAGTAAGCATACCATCAAGACGCATAGCAGTAAGACCTTCTGAAAGTTCTAAAGTGATATAAACACCATTTAAACCAGCCTCTACCCAGTTTACCGAGAGATTCTGCATAAACAGACTTTTACCCGAACCAGAACCACCTGCAAATATCTGCAACTCACCACGATTAAATCCGCCATAAAGCATCTTGTCAAGTGCTGGCCACCCAGTAGAATTCTGTCCGTTATTTTCTTTTAATGCTGTTAATCTGGCACGAGGATCATCAAAGTAATCAAGTCCCATATCTTTAGTAAGACTGATTTGCACTGCGTCTTTTATTAATTTTTCAACAGGGTCATAATCACCGTTTTCTAACAAGTCAGCAGATTTAAGAATTGCTCTTTCTAGTTCTTGGCGGCGAGTAAATGCCTCAAACTCCGCTAAAAACCATTCAAAGTGACCGTCGTTCAGCCCGTCAATGGGTTGTAGTTTAATGCCTGTAGTTGCTGATATCTGTTCACGCTCTGGCATTGTATAATATTTGTCACAATGATCTTTGATAAACTCTGCTACTGGTCGTAGTCTTTGCTCAAAGTTCTCAGGATTAAAGATGTTTTGAATCCGCACATACATTTCTGCATCATAGAGAAGCATTTCTAGAAATAGTTGCTGAACCTCTAGTCCGTATTCTTTAATTGGCAATAGTTGCCTCCACTTTCTTCTTCAATTTCTTTCGGCTTATTTCAATTTTGATTCTACTGGTTTCTGCGTGTTTTATAATAGTTAGTAGCGTTGCTACTCGTCCAATTTTTCTAACAGCATCATTGATATCTTTGCAATCTTGGGGCCATTCTGATGGAATGCTAACTGACCAACCCATTTCTAATGCTCGGTCAATCATTGTTAATCCTGCTTTATCATGATCGGGAACTACAATGATTTTGCGATTAAGTCGGTTGATTAACTCCGCTTGTTGTTCAGACACCGTGCTATGCATAACGGATAAACCACTAATTGATAGAGCATCAAAGATACCTTCCGATACGATTGCATACTGCCAATCTTCTTGCTGTAAATCTATACCAAACACATATCCCGGTTGGCTATCCGTTAGATATTTTGGTTTCCTGTCATCAAGAAACCGAATTGTGTGTCCTACTATCTTATCATCATGAGTAAAAGGAACCAATATGCCTTCACGTCCATACTCAGTTTCATCTATTGCCACCAGTGGGTAAGAATCATCAATACAACGTTGCTGCAAATATTCATATTGTGTCGTATGCGTTGGATTTATCAACTCTAATGATTCAGATAACTCGCGTGATTCAAATGTAATTTGTTTAGCAGGTTTTTGGTCTCGGTTAATAGTATCAACAAGGTCGGTGACTGACCGATGTTTCATACTCTCAAGGTTAATTCGACCAATTTCTGTTGCATCAACGCCCAACCAGCCCAAGAATTTTCTCGCTTTAAAGTTTAGGTTTCTACCCAACTTAAAACTGCACTTAAATCCACAATTAAAACAGTGATAACTCCAATTTTCGCCGTCAATAAGAATCCCGCCACGTCCCTTTTCATCAGCGGTTTCGCCATTATGAATACAGCAGGGTGCATTAAAACTCATCCAGCCAGATGGCGTAGACTTTGTCTTTGCAGGGAGATACTGTCGAACATCTATCATTACCGTGATTATATCACTTTTCGATAGTAGAAATCAACCGATTTTTTATCATTTCGTGACCGATTTCATTAGGATGTCCAACTTCTTTTATCAACTCTCGTTTTTGATTGCCGGGGTGGTCCCTAAACCAAGTCACTGTATCTTCACCATTCCATATTACAGATGGCAAATCCAGTTTAACCTCTCGGGGCATTATGTGGAATTGATGCAATTGTAAATCATGGCTACTTGCAACGCCGTCAAAAAACAGTGCTGTTTGCATATAATTTAAACGACGCATTTTTGGGCTATCGGTCAATACCGTGTACATTTTTGCCATTTCACGCATTTCTTCTGATATACCCATAAATCCGTACTCAACCCAAGAACTATGAGCAAAGCGATTCCATGGTGGGTCATCACTACACACAACATGTTCAGGATTATAGAAACTCGCTCGGTCTGAGTCAGTATGTCCAACAAGAATTAAACAGTCGGATAAATCAAATTCAGTTTCATTTTCATACCACCAAAGAAATGTCCATATAGAGCTTTGCAGACTTCCGCCGGGGATGCCAAAGTTTTCGACAGGAACACCGTAATGTTCTCCCAATAAACCAAGAAAACAATTAGATTCTCTATAATCAGTATTATCAGTATCGGTGGGGTGAGATTTGGGGTTTTGTTTAAGGTATTTTGGATCTAGTAATTCGTCACCATACATCCACGAATCACCAAACCCTACTATTTTTTTGAACATCTATCTATATAGGATTCGTTCGATGGTACCGTCAGAAACTTCACCGTAGATACGAAGCCAAGGATAATAGCCAGTAATATTAACTATAAATGTTTCGCTGCTATCTTCTAAATCTAATTCTGAAATTTTGATGTTGTCATTGTCATCGGCGAGAGAGAAATCAACAATAAACCACGGATATTCTTTTTTACCAAACCATATATCATCGTTGTTCATTGCACCCTGAATTTCTAATTTTCCCGTATAATCTTTTACTGTTACTTGAAAAGTAGATTGTTCAACATCACGACCACGTGTCCAACTGCTATATTGCTTAGCGACTTCAGCATTTGCATCGTTGAACGTACCATATGCTCTAAGACCGCCTTTAAACTCTGCTTGTGTAGGCATAGTAATTTCAGCAGTAGGAACATAATCTGGGAATACTGCATCACGAATCTCAATTTCGCCACGTGAGCCACCTTGCTCATCCATATACACTGGTTCTGACAGAATACCTGACTGACGAACAATAGACCAGTTTGCATCTTGTGGCTCAACATTGTCTAAATCATGCACGTTAATAGTAACTCTTGCACGCCCAAACTTAGCATTGAGCACTGTCACTGCTTTTTCTAAAAGCAATTCTGTGCCATCTCTGCTAATCATTCTAAAAATCAAAGTGCTTCCAGATAAGTCAAATGGTCGCTGTTCTTGATTTTGAAATTCAAAAAGAAGATTGTTATCAACTCCGCGACTTACGCGAA